CACAAGAAGATGTCGATACAATTAGATCAATGATACAAAAGTATGATAGGTCAGGTGGGGAATTATACCACGATAATTGTTTCGAGTTCCATACACCAACTATTAATGATGAGGGGGAAGAAGATAAAAAAGAAGTAAAAATTAATTTTACTTTAAACCCAAGTCTATCTGGTTATCATAGAGATAGTGCTTTTGGTCGTGCTTATTATCGAGAAGAAATGAAAGCAAAAGGTATGAACCCAGATTATAGTTATCAATGGAAAGATGAAAAAAGAAACCCAAGATACTATGAACATGAAGAACAATGCGATAGGTGGTTAGGTTTTCAAAATTCATCTAAAGAAGATAAGTCAATTACTAAACCTGTTCAAGCATGGGATAGTGATGATTATAAAATCTGGGTGGTTGGAACATCTTATTGTCGTACAAGACAATTTAAAGTTGATGAAACAACTTTTGAAATCTTTCAAATGTTTCAGAAAAGCCAAGAAGATATAGTCAGAACACATGAGAAGATTTTTGCTTATACAGATGAGAAGATGAAGAAATTAAGATTAGGTCTTAAATCTTATAGATACTTTGATCAAGCTAAAGCACTTGCAGATAAACTTGGAATTGCTTTAAATGAAAGTATCTTGAATGAAAGTTCTTCAATGGCTTTATCTGTTTATAGTCCAGAAAATTTGGCTAGTCTTTTGGAAGATAAAAAGGTTCTAACTAGAGAAGAAAAAATCGCTATGTTTAGAAATCCACAATTCGCAAATAATTAATTTTGTGTATTGACAAATGAGGGATATTCTGCGAATATCCCTCATATAACAGAAAGGTATAATATGAAAACATTTTACATAACTTACTATGCAAAAAAACATGGTAAGCACATAACAAGAAAAGGTAAGCATGACGAAAATTGTCGTTATGGTTTCGGTAAGAAAAACGGAACACCTTACTATGTCTATTATGATTTAGACGCTCATGGATATAGAACAGCGACTACATCATGGAAAGTAAGAATGGAAAATGAAGATGGGGCTACGTTTGTAGAATAATTAATCAAGGGGCGCACAACCTATGGTTGTGCGCCCCTCTAACAAGAAAGGTATAATATGAGTTGGCAAGTAGCATTTTTTAATATCGCATTTGTTTTAATTTTTTTTATTTTAATTAAAATAGGTATGAGCATATGAGTAATTATAATTGGTGTCATGGACCAGATTGCCATAAACAAAGAACACAAGATAGAATAAGAGGTGTTAAAGGCAATAAGGTTTTAAGGACTAGAAAAGTAAGTTTTAATCCTAATGCAAGTTGGTATAGTGAAAACGCCTCTAGTAATTACTTTTGTAGTCAAGGTTGTCAAAATGATTTCTGGGCTATCTATGGTAATCAAATTAGACAGATTGCGCCAAGAACCGAGCCCCTTGAAACACCTATTAAGGTTGAGGTTGAAACTCATACTAATTGGCGAGGCGAACCCTACAAAACAAAAGTTATAAAAGAGGTTGACGAAATAGACCAAAGTGCTGTAGGATAATCCCAGAAAGGAAATATATAAATATGAAAAAAGATAATGCAAATAACTATTGGTACGTTCCAAAAGTAAATACAGACGCTAACGAGTTTAAGATCGTTAGCGACTCTAAAGATGAGCCGACTCTCGAGTCGGCTCAAGAGTTTGTTGGTGGTTACGTTGAGGGTATTACATTCCCTAACGGTGACTATTTAATAATAAACGAAGAGGGCAAGCTAAAAGGTTTGCCCCTTAACCCAGAGGCTACAACTCTTTGGCGTTCTACTTTTACAAAAGATAAATATGCTTTTGGGTATGATGACTTTGTTGTTGGCCCTGCAATCTTGATCAAGGCTAACGCGCTTAAACGTTGGGCAGCGTAACCTTTCTACCTGGGCGCTAGCGCGCCCAGGTTCTGAGGGCACACAACCGTAGGTTGTGTGCCCTTTTCTTTTGCTCGCTTCGCTCGCAGCTTGGACCCCGAGGGGTCCCAAACAAATACCAAAAATCAATTATAAGTTGTACGCGGGGACCCCTTTCTGCGAAAGGGGTCCCATTATATTCTGTTATATTGTAAGATCTGTACATTCGTGTATACTAAAAACATGTTAAACACCAAAAAAAGGTGTAAAAAAAATTTTATAAAAAATTTTTATGAATTTGAATAATATAGATATAAGTAAACTACCTGCGGATATTAGAAAAACATATAAGCAACTTCAGGTATTACACGCAGAAAAAAAGATACAGAATAAAGCTAAAAATGATTTCTTATCCTTTGTCAAATGTATGTGGCCCGATTTTATAGAGGGGTCCCACCATAGACACATTGCAGATAAATTTAATAAATTGGCTACGGGCGAAATAAATCGTTTGATAGTTAACATGCCCCCAAGACACACCAAGTCGGAGTTTGCCTCATACTTACTTCCGGCTTGGATGGTGGGCCGTGATCCAAAGCTCAAGATCATTCAAGCAACGCACACAGGAGAACTTGCGGTGCGGTTTGGTAGAAAAGCAAAGAACCTAATCGACTCGGAAGATTATACAAAAATTTTTAAAACTAGATTACAAGAAGATAGTAAAGCCGCTGGTAGGTGGGAAACAGCACAAGGCGGAGAATACTTTGCAGCTGGAGTAGGCGGTGCCATCACCGGCCGGGGTGCTGACTTATTAATAATTGATGACCCACACTCGGAGCAAGATGCAATGTCCAAGACTGCATTAGAGGGAGCCTATGAATGGTATACATCAGGACCACGACAAAGACTTCAACCTGGTGGTAAAATAGTTTTGGTTATGACTCGTTGGAGTGAAAAAGATTTAACAGGTATGTTAGTTAAAAATCAAAAAGAAGTAAAAGCAGATCAATGGCACGTGGTCGAGTTTCCGGCAATCATGGACCACGGAACAAAGCCCAGACCAGTGTGGCCAGAGTATTGGAAGCTAGATGAATTAGAAAAGGTACAAGCAACACTGCCCACGGCTAAATGGAATGCACAATGGATGCAAAATCCAACAGCAGAAGAAGGCGCAATATTAAAACGTGAATGGTGGAGAAAGTATGAAGGGGAAGAGATACCTCATCTACAACACGTCATACAATCTTATGATACGGCTTTTCTTAAAAAAGAAACGGCCGATTATAGTGCTATCACAACATGGGGTATATTTTATCCTGATGAAGATAGTGGGGCCAATCTCATACTTTTAGACGCCATCAAAGGCAGATACGAGTTCCCTGAATTAAGAAGATTGGCCCTTGAACAATACGAATATTGGAAGCCTGAATCCGTTATAGTTGAGGCAAAAGCTAGTGGTTTGCCACTTACATATGAGTTGAGGAAGATGGATATACCTGTTCTTAACTTCACACCATCAAGAGGAAATGATAAGCATGCACGTGTAAATGCGGTTGCACCTTTGTTCGAATCTGGTATGATATGGGCTCCTGAGCAAAAATTTGCTGAGGAAGTTATAGAGGAATGTGCGGCTTTCCCCTATGGCGATCATGATGACTTGGTGGATTCTACGACTCAAGCCATAATGAGATTTAGACAAGGCGGTTTAATAGATCACCCTGAAGATTACGTAGATGAAAAAGTTGAACAACCGAAAAGGAATTATTATTAATGGCTGAAAAAAAATATATGTTCAATGGTGTGTTGAGAGAACCTAAGTCTGATCTTGAAAGAGCTTCTGTAGGAAATCCTGGAACAAAAGAAATGTATGCATCTGAGATAAGAGAGGCACTCGCACAGAATAGAGATGACGCTAAAGTCAAAATACCAATGAGGCCTAAAAAACAAGAACCATTTAAAATGGATTTAGAACAGATTAGAAAACTTATTAATCTAAAAAAAATTAAAGACCTCCAAGATAAAATGAATTTAGAAAAAAATATGGCAGAGGGTGGTATAATGCGTGCTAACTATGCAAGGGGCACGGAACTTGAAGCAGGAGCACAACCCATAACTATTAAAGGAGATATTCGTCCTAACAATATGATGATGGCATCAGAGTCACCAGAAGAAGAAGAGGAAATGTTAAGAGACATAGAACTCTTACAAGAGATGAAAGAGTTTGAAGAGTTTAGAAAAAATAATCCAGGTTCAACATACGATGATTTTAAATCATCTAAATTAGCAAAAAAAGAAATATCTGATCTTGATTTAATTTTAAAAATTATGGAAATAGAAGGAGATGATTTTGGATCTGCTACAAAAAAAATGGAGATGTATAGAAGAATGGAAGAGAATAAAAAAAATAAACCAAAAGATCCTGCAACAGCAGTTAGAAAAATTAAACTAGCACAAGGTGGACTTAGCTCTTTATTAGGTGAATAATGAAAATTGGTGAATACAAAAAGATGATGTCTTATTTAACAAGACCATCAAAAAACCCAACGCTCGTTGAAAACATGCCTTTTGTGAAACATGATCAAATACCACCTAAGTCAGGACCAAATTCAAAAGGGTTGAATTTAAATAAAAAAAATAGTAGAAAGGTATAGGAGTATATATGGCAGATATAGACAAAGGACTCCCGAACACTAGAACTAAAATTGATATTCCCTCAGAGGAGGAAATAGCAGAAGAAGTTGCGGTTCAGGAACCACAAGATGATAAAGGACCAATAGAGGTCATACCAGAAGAAGACGGCGGCGCAACGATAGACTTTGAACCGGGATCAATAAACATACCGGGCACAGAATCTCACTTTGATAATCTAGCAGATATTTTACCAGACGATGTTATAGATCCAATTGGTGGTGACATGGTTCAAAATTATATGGACTATAAAGCATCAAGAAAAGATTGGGAGCAGTCTTATAAATCAGGTTTAGATCTTTTAGGTTTTAAATACGAAAATAGAACAGAACCGTTTCAAGGAGCGTCGGGTGCGACACACCCAGTATTAGCAGAAGCGGTAACTCAGTTTCAAGCACAAGCTTATAAAGAATTACTTCCAGCAGATGGACCAGTAAGAACACAAGTCATAGGAATTAAAACTCCTGTAACAGAACAACAAGCAACTCGTGTTAAAGATTACATGAATTATTTACTAATGGATCAAATGAAAGAGTATGAAGAAGAATTTGATTCAATGTTATTTCACTTACCGCTTGCAGGTTCTACTTTTAAAAAAGTTTATTACGATGTGCCTATGGCAAGAGTGGTATCAAAGTTTGTACCTGCAGATGAATTAGTTGTACCATACACAGCTACAAGTTTAGATGATGCAGAGTCTATAATTCATGTTGTTAAAATGTCAGAGAATGAATTACGTAAACAACAAGTAAATGGTTTTTATAGAGATATAGATTTAGCACCACCAGGAACTGTTGAACAAAATGAAGTAGAAAAAAAAGAAAGAGAATTAGATGGTACTAAAAAAGTTGGTAAACAAGATACTCTATATACTTTATTAGAGTGCCATGTAAATTTAGATTTAGAAGGTTTTGAGGATCAAGGACCCGATGGACCAACAGGAATAAAATTACCCTACATAGTAACTGTAGAAGAAGGTAGCCGATTAGTTCTCTCTATACGGAGAAACTATGCGCCCGATGATCTAAAGAAAAATAAAATCCAATATTTTGTCCACTTCAAATTTCTGCCAGGACTAGGATTTTATGGCTTTGGACTCATTCACATGATTGGCGAATTGAGCAGAACAGCAACT